CAACTCCCGCCGATGAACTAGTTTGTGGAGTAGATCCACCTTGCTGTTGCAATGGACGCACTGTTCTCCATGTGCGTGGATCTTCTTTGTTACCTGATGCAAACTGAGCAATATACACTTCAAGACGGCCAGCACGGGTTGAGTCAACATTATTCATTACAATGCCAGAAAAAACACCTACATCTGTGGGATTATTACCCTTATTAAGTGTCCATGCTTGTGTTCTTCCACTAAATCGTTGTATACTTTCTGGCATTATTGATCCTTTGGCGCTGATTGGGCTGGGTTAGGTTTGGTTATTGGTGTGGATGTAGTTTCTTCAGTATAGGCACCAGCTGCTTTAATTTGAGCATCAAATTTCACCCTTGCTTCAGCTTCGGCCCATGCCCTTGCTTGACGAGTGGCACCAGAAATAATCTTACCATAATCTCGTGTTGGGAACCGAGCCCTAAGTATTTTTTCTGCTTCTTGTTGTAATTCTCTTGCACGTTGATTAACATAAACTTCATAATCTTCAGCACCCTGTGGATCATTTTTGTTAAAAGTAGAAAAACTTAGGTTACCCTTAGTTGTTACTTGTACCCCAACAACAACTCCTTCAGAAGTTGCTGGTTTCGCAGGAGCAGCAGGTTGCGTTCCGCGATTTACCACAGGTGTAGCTGAATTTGGTGGAGTAGTGGTTGATGCTGGAGCAGGATTGTATTTTACCCCTGTTCCGTTAGGTATATTATTTGGATTGCCGGATGATATTGAAGGTGTTCTAGAAACAGTTACATTAGCATTAGCATTAGGATTAGCATTAGGATTAGCATTAGGATTAGCATTTGGATTAGCATTAGTATTAGTATTAGTATTAGTCTTAGGATTATCTCTTGGTATAAATTTATTAATTTGTACCGGATTTAAATTTTTAAGTATTGCTCCTGTTAAGGTTTGTTCAAATTTTCCTTTACTAAAAGTAGAAACTACATCAGTAGCCTTATACGCTGCGCTTGCTTGGGTGCCGGCTTTTGACAGGTTATTTGAATTTCCATTAGTTTCTGCCGAATTAATATCCACTAGTCCAGTTCCACTGGCAGGACCGCTTTTTCCGTTATTATAATCTGCAGGAGAATTAAAATTAATGGCAAAAACTGCTTCCTGTGTTTCTGTGCAAATTGTACCATCAGGATAAAATGCTTGACCAGTTAATTTAGCGACAGTTACTCCCAACATTTCTCCTTGTAACAACCATGCTGGATCACCAACAATTTTAACGGTAACTGTTTTTTGATCTGGGGCACTATATAAAAAATCAGCAGCAGTGGCGGCAGGAGTATTCGCATCATTTGGAGCACCCTTAGTGCTTGCGTTTGGTGGGCCATCTTGTCTTTTGGGAGGTCCTAGGTCAGTAGCCATATTTCCAATTTTAGCAGTGGCAGGTGTGTCTTTTGATTGTAATAAAGCTATGCCCGTTGCTAAATTAGAGTACCCTGCCGTAATAGTATATAGGTTATTATAAGTCTGTTCATAACCTAATACTTGCGTGTTTAATCCGGTAAACCAATAATTATAAGCTTTATGAACTCCACGAAATTTAGCCGGAGGAAAAGAATTACTGACCATTTCATTTATGTCAAATGGCACAACTATATAAGTTATTTTATACGCATAGTCATTTCTTCCTTTATCTATTTTGTCACTATTAGGGACAACTCTAACTAAAATTTTAAACCAAGTTGTATTTCCAATAACTGATTTGATAGATGGTATTGGTAAAGATCCTGGTATAGTTTGATCTTTATTTTCTGTTGCTTGATCAGTTATGTAAGAACTATCACGTACAGTCTGTTCAATAAATTGTATAATTTGCGTGCCTGCTTGGGTTGAAAGAATTTTAGAATTTATTGCCGCACTATTTTTTTCTGGAGAAATTGCAGCAACAGCACCAGATTGTGTTGAGGTGCTATTTGTATCAGTTGGTCCTTTAAGAGCAACTTTTGCTTTTTTTAATTCAGGAGAAAGTTCTATTTCATATACATTTACGTATTCATATCCTTTAACTTCAGCCTGTTGTTTTTCATAAGCATTTAACGCATCGCACAAACTTTTATAATCAAATTTAGTATTGTTTGCCACAGCCGCATCAGCAGTCGGCGGAGCACCACTTGGTATTGATGTAGCTTCTGGATTACGAGATGTGGCAGGATTTAATTCTGCTCCTGATATAAATGCCATATGTTACATTATTCCGTTATTAACATCTACTGTTTGTGCTGAATAAGCAGATCTCTGAGTAGTGCCTGTTTGTGCCGGCGGTGCGGCAGTAGTAGTAGATTCTCTACCATCTATAATATTTGAATTTTGAGAAGATGTATTAGTTGTCCCTGATAATACCTGCCCCAATGTTTCTCCTGAAAATTCCCAACTACCTTTTATACTACCCAATCCAGATGATGCTCCAATAATATATGGAAGAGGTTGTCCTTTTATCTCATATACAACATTTTTTCCATCTATCTTAAAATCCATTTTAGGAATAGCAAATGGGTAATATCTAGTAAGAATAGAATTTGATATACTTGGAGTTAGGCCTTTTAATCCTCGGTTAAGTGTAGGATCCGTTATTAAATTTCCATCAATATCCCATCCATAAAATTTTATAACTAAGCAAAATTGAGCCGCAAGTGGTGTTGCGTCAGTTAAATCTCTCACGGCATAGTTAAGATTTGGTATTAGTGTTATACCATTTGGCTCAGATACTTTGAACGAAATTTCCGAAACTTGACTAGCGTTTGATCCAGTAATTTTAGATTTTATTTCTAAATCATCTAGATAGTAATCAAGTGTAAAGTATTTATTACGGTTTGGCGTGGCTAATTTAGTCAAAGGTCCGTTAATTGGTGTTGTTTGCCCTGAATTGACACCTTGTTGGGTGGTAGCATTTTGTTGATTTGATGCACCACCGCTTTGAACTAATAAACTCCATTGACTAGGGTCAATTGTTGCCACGTCATTAATAGCACGATACTGAGGAACAGTCAACAAATACCATGCGATATTATAAGTGTAACTGGCAAATTGATCCAATATATTTGGCCGAGGCTGAATTAATCCCCCTGGCTGAGTAATTGCGTCAAGCATTGTTTCGTTAGTTGATCTGGATGCAGGAGTGTTATCATCCGTTGGGGCAGCTACAGTTGGATTAGCACTAGTTGGCACAATTGGTTCACCAGATGCGGTTGGAGTAGGTATTTTTGGTTGTACCGGTAGACTTCTATCTGTTGGGATGGCTGCTGGTGGATCATAAACAGTTCTTGTACTTCCATTCGGACCAAATGTAATTGTACCAGTTCTTCCGTTTTCAAGTACCTTACCAGTACCTGAGTTTCGTACATTACTATATGCCGCATCCGCAAGTAAACTTTCGTTTGATCCTCCGTAAATACGTTGAATTTGAAGAATCTTTTTTTCCTCTTCCTCTATTGTTCTAGCTGGAGGAAGAGAAGCAATTGCATCTTCTATTAACTGCCGTTCTGCTATAATTTTTGCTACATCTGTTGGGTTCTCAATAAGCACGCCGTTTACAGTTACGGGAGGAACATATTTCCCATCTTTAAAACCAATTCTAGCGCCAGCCATATTATAATCCTAATACTGATTGAAGTGTAGTAATTTTTGGTAGATAAATTTGTGTTCCCGATACAAAATCTAACGGAGGTTTAGTCAACGTATTGGGATTTCGTTGATAAAACACCCACCATAAATTACTATTAGAATACAGATCATGCGCCAATAAATCTGGGCGATATTGATATGTTAAGTTTATTGAAAAATATTTATCGTCGGTTAATTTTGGAATAGGTCTGTTAGTCATTACCTCTAGAAAGTATTGACTATATCCTGTGGCATAATACGGACTGGTTTGGTTGTATTCGGCTGTCATTACCAGAATCCTCCTCTTAGTAAATTACCATTGGCAAATTGTTTAAGACTAAAATCATTACTAATCTGTTGACGAGTGTTAACTGGTAACAGTGTAATACTTAAATCTATCTTAGTGGGTACATATGTTGGTGATCCCGATGCCAATGCTGGCGTAGTCGGTGAAGAACCAAATGGTGTGTTTGGTAAAGCACCCTGTGTTAACCCTGCGTTACTTAATCTATCGGAAGATACAGCATTTGAAGATGTCGGTGTACTTGTCTTTGAATTATTTCTTTGAGTCAAATTAGCGCCAGATTGATTGACAACATTTGTACGAATATAATCAACATCATTAGGCAAACCATATGTAAAACTGCTGAGTAAAACCGGATGTTTGTTAAACTGATATTCACCAAGCCCTGTTAAAAATAATAAAGGTGGTGGCGTTCCACGTTGTGCGTCTTGTCCATAAAACATTTTTCCCACAGAACGGAAAAAATGTATTACCGCAAGTAAATAATTTGCTTGATCTGTATTTTGTGCCGTAAATTGTGCTGATATAGTTATATCGCTAACCTGACTATTTTGATAATAATATCCACGGAAATTTGAATGTGTTACATCATATGGTTGATAATTTGTTTTATAACTCATATCAATTTTTGGGGTATATGGAAATATAACTCCATTAGTTGGTTTCAAATATTGCAATATTCCTGGATTGTTAGGATCATTATAAAAATATTTGGCATTGTCACCTAAGCTTAATTTAAGTCGCCAATCTCCATTACTAGCCTCGTTTCCCAATATTATTTGTTGTGCTGGTTGATTTCTAGCATTAGTAACTGCTGCCTGAACTACAGAACTCCTTGGTTGTAATGCTGTTGTTGCTCCACCACCAGTATTATTAAATTGTCGGTTTGAATTAGGTGCTGGAGGAGTTATTGCTTCCGCCGCAGCTGGATCAACCGCTGGATTTACAGTCGTTGGTACTCTAGTTGCCCGTGCCCTAAGACCGCCGTTATTTGTATTAGCATTAGCCTGTGGAACTTCAGGATCCACCGCTGGGTTCACTGGGGTAGGGTTTAAATTTGGTGAAGTTGCCATTGTATTTTCCTATATGGTTATTTATGAGTTAAATAATGTACATATATTATACTAAATAGCTTGACAATTGATTAAATTGTGTTATACTAAAATTACCTTAGTAGGAGACATAACTAGTGGCCACAAAACCCGTAGTAGCACCAGTAAAAAAAGTCATTTATCTCAATAATAGAGATTTGTTAAAGCAAATTCATTTAAGTAAAAATACATATTGTTCATTCTTGGATCCTGTCAAGGATCATCAATATGATATAATTTTGCCAAGTTTGAGTAAAATTAATCAACGCACCGTGGCAGAAGCCAGACGAAATCGGGCTGATCGCATTAAAAAAGAAACTAAAGTAATAGTTGGTCCTACAAAAATACCAAATTCTGAAGTAGTGTTTCGTATATCTTGTTGGGAACATATACCAATAGCTCCTAAGAAAATACCCAAGAGTGCTACTAAGAAAAAGAAAATTGAAGATATATTTGATCTTGAATTGGTTGATGAAGAAGATATTTTAGATTTAATAGTACCCGAACCAATTGATGATACAGCAAAAAAATATCTTAGACTTCCATTTCCGCCGTTTTATCACTTCAGGCTGGATGAAAATAAACAACCTTATCTGGTTGGAAAAAGTCATTGGAAAGGAGATTTAGAAACAGGTGAATTTTGCAAAGATCATGGTACTATGACACATATTTTAGCCACTATGTTCATTAAACTATGTGATCGCTATGCTACCAGATCAAATTGGCGTGGGTATACGTACAATGAAGAAATGCGGGGTGCGGCATTGGTTCAATTAACTCAAGTAGGTCTAAGATTTGATGAATTCAAATCACAAAATCCATTTGCGTACTATACAGCCACAATTACCAATTCATTTACTCATATCTTAAATTCTGAGAAAAAAAATCAGAATATCAGGGATGATTTACTTGAACAGAATGGACTAACACCATCATGGTCAAGACAAAATTCAGGTAGAAAAGAAGCACACGCACACGGGCCTGTAATTAACATTTCAGTGGATGAATATAATCAAGATTAACCATTTTAATTGTATTATCCTAAGAAATAGTTTACACTTGTTGATATGACAAATCTATTTAAAAAGGCAGCAATATGTACAGACATACATTGGGGCTTAAAATCCAACAGTTTAGTACATAATCGTGACTGTGAGGCATTTATTGACTGGTTTATAGCCAAAGCTAAGGAAGAGGGTTGTGAAACTGGACTCTTTCTGGGTGATTGGCACCATCATCGTGCTAGTATCAATATGCAAACTTTGCATTTTTCGTTAAGATGTTTAGAGAAACTTTCAAAAGCATTTGATAAATTTTACTTTATACCCGGTAATCATGACTTATATTATCGTGATAAACGTGATATCCATGGTGCTGAGTGGGCTAAACACATTCCAAATATCATTATTGTAAACGATTGGTTTACAGAAGGCAATGTTACTATTGCTCCGTGGTTAGTTGGTGATGATCATAAAAAAATTCATAAGCTAAGTGGTCAATATATGTTTGGCCATTTTGAACTGCCTCATTTTAAAATGAATGCCATGGTAGAAATGCCTGATAATGGTGAAATTAAAGTTGATCACTTTAGCGGCTTTGAAAGCGTATATAGTGGCCATTTTCATTTAAGACAAAAGAAAGAAAACGTCACGTATATAGGCAATTGCTTCCCGCATAACTTTGCTGACGCAGGAGATAGTGCCCGTGGCATGATGGTTAAAGAATGGGGCATGGAGGATCAGTACTTCTCATGGCCAGATCAACCATTATACCGTGTACTCAAGTTAAGTGACGCAATTGATAATGCCTCAAGCATCTTTAAACCAAATATGCTTGTTCGTGTTGAACTAGACATTGGCATTAGCTATGAAGAAGCTACGTTTATCAAAGAAACATTCATTAAAGACTACAATCTACGTGAAATGGCGTTAATACCAGTTAAAACAAACTCTATTGATACTGATTTAGCACCAGGCGAAATAAAATTTGAGTCTGTGGATCAAATTGTCACTGATCAAATTACAAATATTGAATCAGAATTTTATGATCCAAAGTTATTACTAAAAATCTACCAGAGTCTATGATTAATATAAAGAATTTAACAGTAAAAAACTTCATGAGTGTTGGAAATGCTACACAAGCCATTAATTTTGATCGTCGTGATTTAACATTAGTTCTAGGTGAAAACTTAGATCTAGGGGGTGATGGCAGTAGAAATGGTACCGGCAAAACTACCATCATTAACGCATTATCATATGCTTTGTATGGAATAGCACTAAGCAATATTAAGCGTGATAACCTAGTTAACAAAACTAATGGTAAAAACATGGTGGTGTCCCTAGATTTTTCTGTTGGTGACCAAGAATATCGTATTGAACGTGGTAGAAAACCCAATCTTCTAAGATTTTATATTAATAACAAAGAAACCGAAGCACAAGATAACGCACAGGGTGATAGTCGGGAGACACAAGGTTCCATTGAAGACATGTTAGGCATGAGTCATGATATGTTCAAGCATATTATGGCACTTAATACATATACTGAGCCTTTTTTATCACTAAAGGCCAACGACCAACGCACAATTATTGAGCAATTGCTTGGTATTACACTACTGAGCGAACGAGCAGATCGCATCAAAGAGCTAAACCGTGTTACAAAAGATGCAATACAAGCGGAAGAATTCAGAATTCGTGCTGTCCAAGATGCTAATAAAAGAATTGAAGAGCAAATTATCTCGCTACAACGTAGACAAAAGCTTTGGATAACAAAACATGATGAAGATTTACTTAAATTAGTCACAGAATATGATGGTTTAAGAAAGATAGACATAAGCCTTGAGCTACAGGCACACAAAGACTTGTCTATCTATAATAATTGTCTTGAAAAGAAAAATCGGTACGACAGTCTAATATCAAAACAAGCAGCATGGCATAAAACAAAAGAAAAAGATATTGCTGAATTACAGAAAAAATTAACTACTTTAAATTCAATTGATATCAATCATGAACTACAAGCTCATAAAAACATGGCGATATATAATCAACAGGTAATTCAGCTTGCTCAGATTAATAAAGATATTATTAGATTAAAAACTGACCTCAATAAAGAAATAGAGATTGGAAAAAGGTTACATGGTGAAATAGAAACTCTTAACGAAAACAAATGCTATACCTGTGGACAAGACTTTCATGATAGTAATTTTCAAGGTGTGGTAAAAGCAAAAAGTTCAGCAATGGCAGAATCAAAAGATCGTGAATTAAAAATTCAAAATGACTTACAAACGGCAAAAAATAGTTTATTTGACCTTATATCAAAACCAACCACATATTACAAAAATGAAGATGAAGCTATAAAGCATTCATACTCAGTTGCTAACTATATTATTCAAATAGATAATAAACAAGCAGAAGAAGATCCATATGCTATTCAAATTTACGGCATTTCCAGCGAAGATATTACTTGCGGGGAAAAGCCCAGCACGCATTACTCAACCGAGAGTGAAGCTATCAAACATAGTAGTCGGGTAGATAGTTTACTGGATCAAATTACCAATAAACATTCTGAAACTGAACCATATAGCGAGCAAATTACAGAGATGGAACAAAATGCTATTCAGTCAATTTCATTTGATAATATGTCTGAACTATCAAGAGTTATGCAACATCAAGAATTTTTATTAAAATTGCTTACCAATAAAGACAGTTTCATACGAAAGAAAATTATTGAACAGAATTTATCATATCTTAACACCAGATTAACTCATTATCTAGATCGTGTTGGGTTACCGCACACAGTTGTATTTCAAAATGATCTTTCGGTTAGTATTGAAGAATTAGGACGTGAGCTTGACTTTGATAATTTGTCAAGGGGTGAGCGAAATCGGTTAATCTTATCTATGGCATGGGCATTCAGAGATGTATTTGAATCTTTATATACTCCAATTAACCTACTGTTTGTTGACGAAATGATAGATAACGGTCTAGACACACAAGGTGTTGAGGCAGCATTGGGATTATTAAAACAAATGGCACGTGAGCGAAGCAAATCAATTTGGTTAGTAAGTCACAGAGATGAATTAGCTGGACGTGTAGAAAATATTCTCAAAGTAGTTAAGGAAAATGGATTTACCAGTTATAATACAGATGTAGAGGTAGCATAAAATTGTGAGTAACATTGAAATGACACTAACTAGTAGATGCCATGGCTTTTTGAAAACAAAGAAGTTGAACAACTACCAGAAGATTGTGTCGGATATGTTTATTGTATTACCAATAATATATCAGGCAGAAAATATATCGGAAAAAAATTAGCAAAATTTAGTAAGACAACATATAAAATAGTAAAACTTAAAAACGGCACCAAAAAACGAAAGAAAATTAAAAGTAAAGTGGATTCAGACTGGCAACAGTATACCGGCAGCAGCATAGAATTAAACAAAGACATCGAGCAGTTAGGCATCAACAATTTCTCAAGGCAAATATTATATTATTGCAAAACCAAATCGGAATGCAGTTATATTGAAGCAAGGGAACAATTTAGGCATCGCGTATTGGAAAGTGACGATTATTATAATGGACAAATAGTTTGTCGTATACATGGTAGTCACATTAAAAACAAAATTTAAATCATCTTAGATAGGCATCAAAAAGCAAAGTTAGGGGAAGCCCAAAACTATTGTCGAAACCAGTGAAACCCTGGGAGGCATCACACTGACAGCGTTTGATCGAGACTGCTCGATCCCCGTTGAGGATTGGTGAGAGACCCAATTCGGATAGAAGAGGCGCAAGCTTACTCGGGTGTCAAAGGCAAAAGCCAACTTAAGGCAACAAATGGTTTGGGCAACGTGAAAAAGATACGACCCATGCTTATAGGACTTTGATTTATTATGGGGTTACTAGGGTTCCGTTGATATGTGAAGCTAGAGTAGGGGGTACCGGTCAACCGCCTCCATGTGTGAAAGCACAATCTCTTTATAATAGATGTCCTCAGACTCAGACGAAGAGAGCATTTTTTTTCACCGTGCTTACGGTGAATAATGTCCTAGGTCTAGACGAATAGTATATAACTGCAAACTACTCCTAATAAAAAAAAAGAATAAGACGAGCGTAAGCGAGTCTTGGATTAGCGAAGCTAATCTGTTAATGATGAAATAAATAAAGAAATCCTCCAGACATTATGGAGAGCTATGGGAAAAAGAAACAGGAATGAAGAGAGAGATTAGAAGAAAGGAAGACCAGACTTCTTAGTTGTTTCCATATTATCCTTGATAATGTCACTAATTAATTTTCGTTCGGATCTACTCAGCTGTAATGCTTGATCATAAGGTAATCCACCTCTCATGTACCAAGCCATACGTAACGCCTCAAGTCTAATATTATCTACTTCCTTCTCCATAGAGTCCACATACTTCTCAACTCCTTGAGTATCTAATATTAAGAGGCGAGCCCGAAAAAATTTGACATATCCAAAGTAATACTTTGTTTATATTCATTCTGACATTCAGTACACGAAATAGTAAGTGGTTGCATTTCGGCTTCTGCCTTGTGTTCAACCACATAATTTTGTATAAGATTAAACAATTTACTATCACAATTTTTCATAAATTCAGAAATAAATTCCTGTTCTGTAACCATGGCACTGGGAGTTTTAATGGTTAAAATGCTTTGGCTCAGTGCTGTTACAGTCATTTCAGTCATGCGCTTTAGGGCTTCTGACATGGCTGTTAGTCTTTCTGAATCAATTTTCTCATCAGTTGGCATAGATTGAAAAATACGCTGTTCATCATATTGAATTTTATTGTTATCAGATAAATTTTTATATGTCATGGGTCTAAAGTAAATTTCAATGTCACCTTGTTTGATGGGTACTGAGTAATCTGGAGTTTTCATTTGATCTATTACAGTACGAAGATCAGCTGAATATTCCTCTGTGCGTTGACACTTAGGACATGTCGTGGAAAAAGACATTTCATGTCCATAACTGGCAATACGGATAGCCACAAGTATAGTGTCAATATCAATGGAAGGAATTGCCCATGCGTCTTTAATGGCAGGTACACAACTTTGAATAACATTGATAACTGCCTGTCCACTAAACAATGCGTCTGGTGTACGGTATGTAATTTCATCAATGGCTGTCATGGGTAATACAGGAATTTCATTATTAACAGGCATTTCAAGCGTTCCAGCAGGATAATAGTTACCTTGACTGGGTAATCTAATGTAAATTGCAGGTTGTCTAAAATATTGACTCAGTGGGTTTAATGAATTCATAGTTTTTTTCCTTGTATAAATATTAGTTATGCTAGAAACAATGACACCCGAAGAAATACAAGCTCGTATTGATGAATATACGGCAGCGTTGGCCGCAGGAACAGCAATTGATCAAGATCTTGCTGATTCATATAGAGATGCATCCGTTGGTCTTAAAGGATTTTCACGACAACTAAGATCTAGTCAAGAATTACTAAAAACTAGCTTGGGTGGATTAGCCAAGAGTATTTCCGAAGGTAGTACCAGCGTAAATATTTATAATGATTCTATAAAAGCAGCAACAAAAGCAGCAGCAACGTACATCCAAAAAACGCCATTAATTGGCAACGCTTTATCAGCAGTTACCGGCGCGTTGGGAATAGCAGCAGAACAGATAATTACACGGGCAGACCAAAATTTTAAACTTTTTCAAGATTTAAGTGGATCTGGTCTTGCCAATAGCATGGATGATGCGGCTAAAAACTTACATGCCGCTGGATTTCAATTAAAAGATTTTGCTGCTTTTGGTAATGCCATAAAAGAACATTCCACTACCCTGGCTACTATGGGTGGAACAGCACAAGAAGGTCTTACTAAATTTTCTAAAATAGTAAAAAATGTCAATGAATCTCAGCTTGGCACTCAACTAAGACGCATGGGTGAGACTCCTGAAACAATTATCAAGGGGTTTGCTAATTATCAAAAAGTCCAACAGATGGGTGGGCAGGCTTTTCAAAAAGATGATAAAGCAGCATCCATGGCTTCTTTTGAATTTGTTAAGGAACAGAACAAGTTAACAAAGTTAACAGGCTTATCTGCTGATCAGCAAATGAAAATTTACGAAGAAGCGATGGCGGTTGAGCAATTTGCCGGTATGACTGCCGAACTTGAAGAAACAGCAAAAGGAACTGGACCAGAAGCTCAGGCGGCTTTGGACAAATTAAAGTTTAACAAAAGCATGCTGGCTATGGCAGCACAGGCGGGACCTGGCATGCAAAAAAATATGACTTTGGCATTGGCTAACGCTACCAATACTGAAGGGTATCAAATAATAATGAGATCAGTTGGTGAAATGGGAGATTATGTGGCACGGGGTGGTACTGATTTTGAAACCGCTGCTAGACTGTACAAACGAGGTCAAACTAATACAGGAAAAACGTTTGGTTTATTAACCCAATCAGAAAATTTTGAAAAAATGTTCGGTAAGTTTGGCGAAAATATTAAGGCAAGACAATTTGGTGGTAAGACTGAAGAAGATTTTATAGCATCTATAAAAGAAATACGGCGTAAGCTAAAAGAACAAGAAGAAGGTTTAGATAAAAAAACTAAAGATATGGTGGAAACTGAGGAAAATCTCCTAAACTCTGCTATAAGTTTAGATTTTGCTGCTATAAATACGCCTGTTTTGGGATTTGGAACATCAATGGAGGTTGCTACATCTAGCCTAGTTGGACTTTCAGAAGTTACTAGAGATGCTGCAGGTGTATTGGCAAAATTAGTAGGTAAAGAAGGACAAGTTGGTGGTGAAAGCACTGAAAGAAATTTTTATAATCCATTTTCTTGGCAAAAAAACTTTCATTGGTACAATCCATTTTCGTGGGGCAAGGATAGTGAAAAAGAAGAAGATCAAAAAACAGCCAAAGATCAAGCCACCATTAAACCTCCTGTTACTGAGAAGAAAACCCCAGATACAAAAGGATTTGCCTCGGGTGGTTATACTGGTGATGGTGGAAAATACGACCCAGCGGGTATAGTTCATAAAGGTGAATATGTCCTAGATGCATCAACTACAAAAGAGCTTGGCCTAAACAAAAGCATTACGGGATATTCATCGGGTGGTTATACTGGTGATGGTGGCAAGTACGAACCAGCCGGTATAGTACATAAAGGCGAATATGTAATAGACGCTTCAACTACAAAAGAGCTTGGATTAAATAAAACCATTAGTACTGGTACTGAATATGTTGATGGTGGAAAAGTCAATGATCCAAAAACTAAATCATCATCAGTAGTTCAGTCTCAGAGTAATTCCGATGAAATAAAAAAATTAAATTCAAAAATTAATACGAATTACCAATCGGTAATGAATCGTATTGATCAATTAGCACAAAAAGTATCTAGTATACCAGTTTCTAATAACAAAACTACTAGTGTTAAGCCTATAACAAAGACAGGAACTGATAATTCCAATAATTTATCGGAGAATATTAATTCTTTTCAATCCGTGTTGTCTGCTCTAGATAAAAAAATTGCGTCATTTTATGGTATAAACAATAAAACTACAACATCACCTGTAGAAAATAACAAAAAAACAGAAAAATCTACTCCTGATATGTCTGAAAATCAGGCAAATTTTGACGCAGGTGCCGTTAATTCCCAAGGCTATGCTCAATTTGCCAGAACTATCGCTGATATGTCTATTAAAAAAGCAAAACCAGACACAGCTATTGCCGATACTCCTACTAAAAAATCGGATACATCACTAGATCAATATCTGTCTACAATGG